TCATACAAATAACTCTGTAACAGGTATTTTGGCATGAGGAGAATTAGGATCATTATGGTAGTCAGTACCATTATGTACAGCACAACATTCATCAAAATTATCTAAAGGTACTAATGCTCGGTGTGGATATCCTGGTGGAACATTTATAAACATATTACCTAAATTGGCAGATTCACGAATTCCAAACCAACCTTTTTGACCTAGATTAAAATAATCTGAATTGATGTGTTCTTGTACCATTTCACGGTCCATAATAAACATACCTTGATAAGGTTCAGGTAAAGAAATAAACTTTTGGCCTTGAATTTCTATTGATAGTTTTTTATTAACGTGACGAGTAGAATCTAAAGAATAACTTTTGCCGTCTTTACCAATTTCAACTCGATGAATTGCCGGTATAAAATTAAGATTATTCCGTTTAAAAAGTTCTCTATACTTACACCAATAGTTTAAATTCTTTTGAGTAAAGCTTAAATTACCTTCAAGATAAACAAAGTGTGTATAATCAGATTCTAAAAAAGCTTGCATATCTTTTTTGTGTTCCCATGTCAAATGAAATGGGTCATCAAGAACCGATACTTTAATTGGTAAGTTGTCATCAAAATTAGTATTACAATTGATGATTAATTTGGTGCCTTTTGTTTTAAATTTATTGATGTTTTCTATGAGATTATAGAATTTTGGTAATCTTTCTGGCACATAATGAAAACACACATTCACCCAAAGCTTCATTCTTTTCCTTTTAATAACTTATTCAACTCAGCGGTAGAACCAACAAAAATGGCTTTATCAATATTTGTATTGGTTACTTCTTTCTTTTTGTCCATCTCACGCATTTGCTTTTGAATATTTAGAAGCTCTTTATTGGCGTCAACCATATTTTTAAGTAACGTTCCGTAAACTTCAAATGCTCTTGGGTGTTGTCCTGCTTTGGCTATGTTGAGTATTTCTTCCATGGCTTCTTTGCCTTGGTCAATAATACCTTGAAGATTTTCTCTAGATTGTTGGTAAGCATCACCTAAATCTTCTTCAATATTTGGGGAATTATAAAGAGGAGTTGCCTTTTTAACTTCTGGCAACTCCTCTTTTTTTGATGGAACAACATCAAATATTTGTTCCATATTTTTATCAAAATTGTTCATAGTATAATATATTAATTAAGCTTGAGCTTCGTTCCAAGAATAACGTGCTTGAATTGATCGAGTTGCAACGTCAATATTTTGAGCAACAAATGTCAATACGTCAGGACCATCTGGATAAATTGCTCTAGTTGCATTTGTAGCGCCACCACCAAGAATACTAGAACCAATAGCAAGCAACTGTGTCAAATCTTGTTGTGTTGTTTGGTAAATACCTTGTTGTACATTCAAATAGAATCCAAATACTGGTTCACCCGTATTATTTTGAACAGTAGTTCCTTGATTATGGAAAATATATTGTGATAAACTTGAACCACCAACACTATTCCAAATTTCTGTTGAATTATTTGTTGTTGCATTTAAGTAAACAGTAATCAAGAAAGAACCATTTGAGTAAATATCAGTTTCAAATGGTAAATGTTGCATACGGTTAACAATTTCACGCATACCAAGCATTGAATTACCAATACCATTAGATGCTGTTGGAGCAATACGGAAACTCATGAGTGCTTGTGTGGCGCCTTGAGCTACGTTAACGGAAGTTGTTTGTCCTTTTGTAAAAATAAATGATTTATCTGCCGTAAATCCGCCATCCATAATTGCAGAAGTTCCCCAATGATTAATTTCAGGACTGAATATTGGAGAATGTAACTCAATAGCAGTTTGAGCAGTTGTTGAAGAAATAAACGTTTGAGCAACATTTGACATAGGGGCAAATACTATAGTAGATCCTACATTAGAACCTGTTGCCGCATAGTTTAATAAAACAGATGTACTGTTTGCAATATTTTGCACAAAAGAAGATGGAGGTATATTAACACCAATAACTTGTTGGCCAATCTGAACACCTGATGTTGATAAAACACTAATATAAGAATTACCAAAAACAGTATTGCCGGTTGTAGTTAAACCTGCTTGGCCACGGGTTAAACCGGTAAATGTATTACCCGAAATACCTGTGTAGTTTATAAATTCGGAGTTAGCATAACCTAAACCGCCATTATTTGCAGTTCTAATCCAAATTGTTCCTGTTGTTGGGAATCCTGATGTGCTAGCGGCGTTAAGTGATGTATCGGATGCGTTTAAGTTTGTACCAACACCACTTGCGCCACCAGTTAAGAAAGTAGTTTTGCTAAATGTATTTGTTTCGTAACGACCAGGTAAATTACCTGAACGCATGTAAGCCAAATAGTTTACGTTATTATTAATAACTTTATGACAATAAACAATGTTACCGTCAGTAGCACGAACACCCCAACGAATAAAACCAGCACCATACCAAGAATAATCAATGTAGAACATTTGGTTTTTGGTTAAATCAATTGTATAACCAGAAGGACCTGTTCCATCTAAACGGTCAATATTAAATGCAGATTGTGGTATACGAACATCAATTGTTTTACTAACAACAGCATTTTGTAAATTATTCATGCCACGATATGGAGGTTGAATTGTTAATTTACTATCTGACAAGATATCTGCAACACGGTATGACATGCCTTTAATAACAATAAAATCACCAACGGCTAATTGTTTATTAAAATATGTTGGAAATTGTGGCATGGCAGTAACAGTTGCAGAACCAGCAGCAACTTGAACCTGTCCATAAATTTGATATGTTGAATTACGTTTTACAGCACTTAATATTGTTCCGTCAAATTCCCAAAACATGCCGTTTTGAGAATCAAAAATTCCAACCCGGTTATAACCGCCATACCAACTATTACCAGAGCAATTAACTGGACCTGATGCTACTGTTTGAGAAGGTATTGAACTTGCAATGTATGTAAATGAATAAGGATTTAATACTGTGTTTACACTAAATGTTCCGTTGTAAGCAGTTTCATTAGCACCAGAAACGGTAATTGTCATCGCAGAAGTAATATTGTGTGGGTCTTTGGTTGTTACTGTACAGAGTGTTCCCGAAGATGTAACACCATCTAAATTAAACTGTGGTTTCAAAGTTGTGCCAGTAGACATTTGAATACCTTTACCAGATTGGTAACGGAAATAACGTCTTGTTTGGCGAATATATTGTTGATTGTGTGATGAAGCGTTTGTTGAAAAACGAACACCTCCGTCAAATGGACGATGTAATGCTAAACCTTGTGGTCGAACATATAAATTTGCATTTGTGAGAGTTAACGCACCAACAGGAGGCGTGTAATAAGCACCAGTTGTGGAATATTGAAAAACATAAGGATTAACAATGGTTGTAACTGCAAATGATCCGTTTGCAGCAGAAGCGCCAGTCATAGCAATTTCATTACCAAGTGCTAAACCATGTGGCACAGAAGTTGTAACAGAAACCAAATTGCCAGAAGCAACAGTAGCCGAAGCCATAGAAATTGAAGCATTACTGAAAATTTGACCGGTATATGCAATCGTTACACCGTTATTGTAAATTGATCCTGTTGTGCCGGTATAAAAATATTTACCTGTGTAAGTGAATGTATTTGCAGCATTAGTTGTGTTGGTCAATGTTGGATTATTATTTGCATCAACAATATACAATCCATCAGCACCACTATAAGTGGAATCCAAGATAGTAACAGGAGTACCAATTGCTGGAGATACGGTACCTGTTGTATTACCGGTATACACTCTAGAATTATTAACTGCTTGAAGGTCAATTAAAGGAGTAACACCAGTAGCAGTAACGTAATATCCAAATGGACGATTGTTAATTGTAGCCAATTGTTCCCATTTGGTTGTTTGAATTGAATACTCGTAGTCGGTATCAATTAATGATTGTGGTGTAGAAACCCGCAACTTATTAATTGGATCCAAATAAGTTTCAGAAGGAGTAAATTTTTCATCATATTCGTCAACAACAATCGATAATTTATCAGTTGATGATAAACTAGTGGTATTATAGTTTAATACAATTGTTGTAGTTGTTTGAGAACCATCGGCACTCGTGGCAATTGTATAAGATGTTGTTGTTAGGTTTGGATCAGAGAAATTAAAAAGTACCTGATTTGTGGTAACATCAGTAATTAATACCAAACGTTCTTTAGGAATAGCCCTAGGAATGACAATAGTTCTTGTCGAAGGTGTGAATGTATAGTATGTGTCAAGTATAGCTTTGCGTGCCATTTTGTTTCTCCGGTTTCTTCTTTGTGTTTATTTATTATTTAATATGTAGGTGCTGTGTCCATCATAATATCAATTGCTCTAAAAGGATATGAAGTTTTAATTGATATATCAAAAGCCAATAGTGTAATAATGGGCAATTGTTGCACACTATTCATATGATGCATCATCATTAACATTATATTACTCCAGTACCATTAATATACCATGTATTTGCTTTAACCATTAATAATGTAGCGGTGCCATAAGTTGACACATTTCGTGAAGAACTTACAGAATTACCAGCAAGGTACAATGATACTCCGTTATTTGGAGATATTTTTACATTAGCTCCTGCCGGAGTTTGAGATACAATCATAATACTTGTGCCATTTACCCAATTTGTATTTGATGTCCAAGGTATGTACAATGTTGCATTTGCAGATTGGGTATAGTAAATAAATTTACCGGCATCAGAATTTTGTAACACATAATTTGATGTTTGCGGATTTTGTGGAATAGTCTGGGCGGCCGAATTGGCTTGATTGTAAGCTAATTGTATTGATATTGCTAAAGTATTAGCAACTCGTGTTACGTTAGTATTGGATCCAATAAAAGCATATTGCAAATTTGCAATATTTGCAACAGATTCATTAAGTTCATTAATATAAAAAGAACTAAATGCCGTATTTTGTAAACTTTGGTCTATAAAAACAAGCGATCCATTCGATAAATTTAAATTTCCATTATTACTAAGCGTAACCGTGTTGCTTCCGGCTTTTAAACTACTAATAACAGATGCTGGAGCTCCAAGTGATGTAACTCCACCCGGAGTTACTCCGTCATGAATAGTTAAATAATGGTTTGTTTCGTCAATAATTAATTCGCCATCCGCACCTATTATATTTGTAAGGACTGTATTGGCGTATCGTTTAAATTGTAATGTTCTTGACATTTTATGATCCTAAATCGATTGAGTTTTCTTGTTCTGATAACAAATCATCTATACCAAATACATTGGTATTCAAATCAGTATTAAATCCATTAGATGAAAGTACAGGTTTAACAATATTAATACCTTCTTG